TCAGCCGAGGATCCACTCCGCCACCGGCCCGGCGCCATAGCGGGCGGAGATCTGCGCCACCTGCACCACATCGCCGGGGCTGGCGCCATCGCTGATCTGCATCGCCGCCGCATAGACCCACGCCGGGGTCGAGACACGCGCATCCCGCAGGACCGTCGTGCCCGAGAGCACTTGCACACGGTAGCGCTCGCTCTCCTCGCCCAAGGGCACCTCTTCCATGTCCCAGCTGTCGCCCTCGATCCGGGTGCGGCGGATCCAGTGGAACGCCATGTCATTGCCCAGACTATCCGGCGTACGCAAATGCACCGGCGCATAGGGGCGCAGGCCCGCGCCATCAAAGGCCGCAGAAAGCGCCACATAAGACGGGTCATCATAGGCCCGCCGTGCGGGGCCAAAGCGATAGTCGCGCGCAATCCGACGCTGGGAGATGGCAAGATCCAGCTGCTCCACAGCCGCATCCATAACCACCACATAAGACCCAACCGGCCAGGCCACCGGCATCACCCCGTCACTGCCGTATTGGCCGCGCAGGCGGTTGCGGATCAGATAGCGGTTGGGCGCGATCAGCTCGGCCTCAGCAAACTGGATCACCTCCCAGTTCTCCGGGCTGCCATCTCCGATCGCCAGCCGGTTTGCGCCACCCAGCACCGCAAGGTGCTCCTGACTGTCCAGTGTGCCAGCGATCAGTTCCACCTCGAGATCAGCGCCCCTGTCCCATCGCCCGATTGGCCCCGCCAGCAATTCCGTTCTGGTCAGCCCCACGGTGGCGCGGGCGGGCAGCAGCTCTTCCAGCGCAAACTCCCCGCCTAAGTCAGCACCATAGAGGGCAACCGCGCCCGGCCAGTCCTGCGCCGTGGCACAGACATGCGGTGCATGCGGCACCTCATCCCCGCGCATCAAGGGCAGATCGAGGAATAGCGGCAACACCGGCGTGGGCGCGGCAAAGGCATCATTACGCGGCAGATCCTCAGGCGTGGCCAGCGGCTGATAGACCACGGGTTCAATGCGCACAGCCTCCAGGATCTGCGCCTCGGCCTGTTCCACCCGGTCCACCCGGTAGCGCGCCGCGCCCTCACCGTCCTGCCCCGGCAGGCGCACCACATCGCCCGCCGCAACCTCCAGCGCGCGCGAGGGCGGCAGGGCAAAGCGTGCGGTGTCACGCGAAATCCGTGCCTCCGCCAGCCAGCGCTGCACCACCTGCCGCCCCTCGGCGCGGGTCAAGGCCATGGGCAGGTCATTCTGGCTCACCGCATGGGTGGCCTCGTCGGGCAGAACCGCTTCTTCGGCCACGGTGTCGTGGCTGCCGCCCCATTCGACAAAGCGCAGGCGCACCCGGCCCATCAGCTCTGCCTCGGGCATGCGGCTTTGTTCCTGATCGCCGTCCACCTCTGGCAGCACCGCCAGCGCATCCGTCTCCAGATCCAATGCGTTCAGCCCGTCGCGCAGCCGAAAGATCAGCGTGCCATCGCGCTCGATCGCGTCAAAGCCGTGGCGCAGCATCAGGGGCTGCAAGGCACTACGCGCCTCCGCCACGTCATAGACTGCATAGCCGCGCACAATACCCCAAAGCTGGCTTGCGTCGATCTCCGTCACGCCCGCCTCCCGGCAGATCTCCGTCACCACAGAGGCCAGCGTGCGCTGCCCCGCGCGCCCGTTGAGCCAGTGCCCGCGTGCGTAATTCTCGCCATCGTCCCAGACCTCCACCCGGTTGGGAAAGGCCGGAAAGGGCCGCGCGTCCCAGGCCCAGACATAGGCGTGGCTCAGGTCCACCATCGCGCCGCCATAGGCGCTGGAAGTCGGATTATGCGCTGCCTCCTGCCAGTATGTCAGCTGCGCGCGCAGGTACTGCTGTTGGATCAGATCGTCGCGCAAGCCATTGGAGGCACGCGGTAATTGCGATTCAGAGCTTTTGGGATCAAGGAATTTGTTCGGCTCATTGGTGCCCTTGTCGATGGCCGCACAGCCGAGTTCGGTGAACCAGATCGGTTTGGATTGCGGCACCCAATCGGTCGCGGTCTCGGACCGCACCCCGCCAATCCGGTCGTGATGCGGCAGCGACCACCAGCTGCGGATGTCCTTGTTGCGATAGATCCACGGCTCATCATAAGCACCATCGGTGATCGGCGTGCGGATCTGCGCCGCTTCGGCCTCAGGGGAATGATAATACCAGTCATAGCCCTCACCGCCCTCGATATTGGCCTTGAGGTAGCCGAGATCATAGATCGCAGGCCACTCCTGCGCGTCGAGATGATCCTCCCCCTCGCGCCAGTCGCTGAGCGGCATGTAATTGTCGATACCGATGAAATCGATCTGCGGGTCGGACCACAGCGGATCGAGGTGAAACAGATGGTCGCCCTCCGGCGTCTGATAGCCGAAATACTCTGACCAATCCGCCGCATAGCCCAGTTTGACCTCCGGCCCCAAGAGCGCGCGCACCTCGGTCACAAGATCCTTCAGCCCCTGCACAAAGGGAAAGCCGCTCGCCCCCCGGATCTGCGTCAACCCGCGCAGTTCCGAGCCGATGCAGAACGCCTCGACGCCGCCAGCCGCTGCACAAAGTGCTGCGTAATGCAGAATAAATCGGCGAAAACTCCACTCATCGGGGCCGTGATAGCTCACCTGCCCGCCCGAGATAGTGAAATCGCTGGCCTGTGCGGTGCCCAGAAAGCTAGCGACCTCCGTATCCGCGAGCGCAGTGCCATCCGGGCTGCCTGCGCGCTCCGGCGCGGTCGAGAGCGTGATCCGCCCCCGCCACGGCAGCACCGGCTGGCCCTCGGCAGAGCTGTAGGGATCGGGCAGATCATTGCCCGCCTGCTGCTCCATCAGGATGAACGGGTAAAACATCACCCGCTTGCCTTGGGCGTTCAGGTGCTGGATGCCCTGCACCACCGCCTGATCCGCCGGGGTGCCGCCATAAACGGCTGCGCCCGCGTCCTTGATGACCTCGTCCGCACTGGCCCGGTTGAGCCCCGCCACCTGCCACGGCATCGACCCATCCGCCAGTTTTTGCTCCACCTTCGGCGCTAGGGTACAGTCACCACAGCGCAGATCGTCGCCAAACCAGCACACCACCATGGACACCGCCTCGGCCTGCGGCAGCTCCTCAGACAGCGCATCGACCGAGGCGACCAGATCGGTCGCGCCGGAGATCTGGTTGATATTGGCGGCTTTCTGCGCGCCGGGCCCGTGCTGCATATAGACCGGCTGGCTGGCCAGACTGTATTCGCCCGTGCCGGGGATCAGCGCCACGCCGGGCACAATCTGCGCCAGATCCTGGTCGTAGGTCTCGCCCGAGGGCTGCTCCGCGCGCAGCACCTCGAATGAGAACTGCGGCACCCGGTTGCCGAACCGCTCCAGATCGAGGTTTTCAAACACCACATAGGCGGTGCCGCGATAGGCAGGCACCTGGCCCGCGCCCTCCACCGCCTCCATCAGCGGGTCGGGCTGCTGGTCCTGACTGCCCCGGTAGACGGTCATATTGAGATCGCGCAGTGCGACCTCCTCGCCATCGGCCCAGACCCGCGACACCCGTGTGATCTCGCCCGCGCAGATCGCCACCGCCATCGACAGGCTGTAGGAATAGCTGGTGGTGGTGCGTTTGGGGGCAGAGCCCTTGCCGCCCGAGGATGTGGTGGTAGCGGTCTCGACAAACTCTGTCGCCCAGATCACCTGCCCGCCCAACCGCATACGCCCAAAGACCTGCGCCATCGGCTCACCATCGCTGCCGGTGGTGATGCGAAACCGGTCGACCTTGCCGGTTTCCACCGCAGCACTGCCACTGCCCAAGAGGCGCTCGTCAATGACCCGGCCCAGGGTTGCACCAACCGCGCGACCAATGATCGCCGTCGACAGCCCCGCCACAGAGCCGCCGATTGCCCCGCCCACGGCGGAGCCTGCCGCCGCCAGTACCAATGTCGCCATGATATGTCCTCCTCAGGGATCGTTGGGGTGGAGAAAGTCCGGGCCGCGGCCCGCTCGCTCACTCTGCGGGAAAGGCAAAGCGCGCCACGATGCGCCGCTGCCATGCGGGCGTCAGCGCGCTCTCGACCACGCCATGACCGCTGTAGGCATGGATGAAACGGGACGCGCTGCTTTGCAGGCCAAGGTGTTTGGCCACAGCACCCCCTTGCATACGAAACAGGATCACCTGACCGGGCGCTGCGTGGTGGACGGGCTGCATATGCCGCAGCGCCGCCCGCCACAGGCGTTCCTCGGTGCCGCGTTCGGCCCAGTCGCGGGTATAGGGCGGCACGGGTTCGGGTTCGGTGCCATATAGGCTGCGCCAGATGCCCCGGATCAGCCCGAGACAATCGCAGCCCGCGCCCCGCGTGGCCCCCTGATGTCTATAGGGCGTGCCCAGCCATTGCCGCGCCACACCTAGCGCCTCTGTGTTGATGTCGCGGCTCATCGGCGGCTGCCGCCGGTGTTCTGGCCATTGCGTTTGGGCACCGCCACCATCCAGTCCTCGCCGGGGATATCGGGAAAGCCCTGATAGTTCACCAGATTGTCGAACTTCAGCCGACAGGTGCTCATGCGCTTGTCACAGCCTGCGGTCAGACGCACCCGGTCACCGGGCTGAATATCCGCGCGGATCGGCTGCCAGAGGGTGATTTCACGGCGCTCGCTCATACTGTCCGACCGGATCGGTGCCCACAGACCAGCACCTGCGCCGCTCCGCACCGTGAGCCGCCCGCCGGTGAACCACTCCGGCGCGAACCCATCGAGCGCACCCCATGTGAAATGCTGCCCCTCGTCGATGTTTTCCACTGATACCTCAGTGACATAACCCGCAGTGTTGAGGTCAAACTCACACGCCGCATCCCCCAGAACCGCGCTACAGGGCGTCTGAAACACCCGCCCCAGCGGCTGGTTCAACCCTTCGGTCAGGCCGCGCAGCTCAGCCTCAAACGCGCCACCTGCGCGGCGGATCTCGCCCAAGGAGCCGCGAAATTGCAAGGCGCGCTGAGTGGTGTCGGCCCAGTTCACCAGCCACGCCCGCACCTCAGCCCCATCATAGCGCCCGGATTCAATATCCGCCTCGCGCACCGCATCGGAACTGAGTGCGCCGAGTGCTTCGCTGTTGTCGACCGCAAGCCCGGTGCTTTGCATCAGGCTGCGCGCCGTGAGGCCGGTTCCGGCGCGGAATGTCACGCCGTCAAAGCTCAGATCCCGGTCATGGTCGGTGAACCCCAGCGTCACCCCGTCGGCGCGACTGACGGCCCAAGCGCGGCACACCGTGGTGGTCCCAGATTTAAGATGCGTGTTTAAGCCCTCGCGATCCATCACACACGCACCTCCACCACTGGCACATTCGGGGCCTCGCCCGCCTGAAACGACGCCACCGAGGTCTGGATGCGATCCGTGTCAAAGCGGACAGGCACGTCGAACTCAAACCCGGCACGGATTTCACGGCCAATTTCCGGCACATAGGCCAGCGTCACCTCGCCCGTGGTCAGGTCGAGGTCATAATCCACACCCTCCACCAGCGCCTCATTGTCGATCCCAAGGCGCACAGTGCCCGCCACGGGTTTGCTGATCGGACGCAGGTATTCATGCGGGCCGGAGCGGTAGCGTTTGGCAAGTTGAAACCTGTTGGTGTCGCCATCACCCAAAGCGATCAGCTGATCCTCAAACGTTACATCCTGACCCGGCAGCGATGACGCATAGTCGGTCCAGTCCTTCCAGCGAAACCCATGGAGCTGGCCCTGGCGGGCCTCGAAAAAGGCAATCAGCGCGGCAATATCCTCAAGTCCGCGCAGGCCAAGCCCCGCATCATAACGCCGCCTTGCATGGGCCCATGGGGTGTTACGTTCCTCATGGCCATTGGCCAGCGTCACCACATCCGTGCGCCGCTCCGGCCCGCCAACAGAGCCGAAAGAGAGCGTCTCCGGGAAACGAACTTCGTGAAAACTCATGGGCTTACCCTCCTTACCTATTACGGTTTCCGCGTGCGAGCATGCGGCTCATCTGGGCGGCGATCTGCCCACGCGAACGCTGGAACCCGGCCACATCGGGGGTGGAGACATTCATCACCACGGTCGGAGATGTGCCGCCGCCTTGCGTCTTCACCCCGAGGCTGCCGTCCTGGCCACGTGCCAGCGGCAGGATCGCCTCCGGTCCCGCTTCGCCCATCAGCCCCAGCCCGCCGCGCATCGGGAAATGCGTCGGCGAGGACACCACGCCACCACGTGCAAAGGGCGTGACCTTGCCCTGACTGAAGGCCGCGCCGTCGGCAAAGGGCAGGATGCCCCCGACCAGCGCGCCGATCCCGTCGCTCACCAACCCGCCGAGGTGATCCGTCACCGGGCGCATGGCGGAGTTGAAGGTGGTGTTGATCATCGTCTTCGCGAGGCTTTCCAGCGCATCGCTCAGACTGTCGCCATCCACCACCAGATCCTTCATCGCGCGCCGCAGCCCCCGGCTCAGGCCGGTTTCAAAATCGGCCGCATCGGCCTGGGTCGCCGCAAAGGCCGCGCGCACCCGGTCCATCTCGGCGGTGAACTGCGCCGCCATCCCGGCGGCATCGCCAAGGCTGTCCTCCAGCGGCCCCGCCTGGGATCCAAAGTCGGAATCTGTCGTGTTTGCCATGGGTTACTCCGGTTGGTTCACGTCGTTGATCTGATCCGGGAACTGCGTCATCAGATGGCTCAGGCGGTCGCGGTCCATGGGCGGTGTGCCGGCATCAAGGTTCAGCATCAGCCGCAGCTCTGCCGGGGTCAGTTGCCAGAACTCGCGCGGGGTCAGCCGCAGCCCCAGCATCCCGGCCCGCATCAGGGCCGGCCAGTCCAGCATTGCCGCACGGCTCATGCATCCCCCGCAGGCAGCGCGAAACTGAGCGCCAACAATTGCGCCGCCACCTTGGTGGCCTGCATTACGCCGCCCTTGATCTCGGCCTGCGCCAGATCTTCGCGGCTGATCTCAGACCCGCCGCCACGCAGCCCCGCCGCCAAGAGCGCCAGCATATCGCGCGAGGAAAACCGCCCGGTTTCAAAGCGTTGCACCAGGGAGATCAAGTCACCCTCGCCCAGCTCCGCCTCCAGTTCCGCCAGCGCGCCCAGTGTCAGCTTCAGCACCTGCAGCCGACCATTGAGCACCAGCGTCACTTCGCCTGCATAGGGGTTTGCCATGGCTCAGGCCGCCGTAAAGGTCAGCGCACCGGCGGAGGCCAGCGACAGCTCATAGGTGGCCTCGCCATTGTGGCTGCCTGCGTACTCCAGCGCTGTGACCTGAAACGGCCCTTCGACGGTGCCGAAATCCGGAATCACCACCTGGAACGCTGGGGTCTCGCCATCAAAGAACAACTGCCGCGCACGCTCGTCGGTGTTGGCATCGCGAAACACGCCCGGCCTGAGAGGTTTGCCGACCGCACGCCGGCTCCGCCCAACAGCTCGCGCCAGCCGCCCGCACTGTCGAGGCTGGTCACATCGACGCTCTCGGCGTTGAAACTGATACGGGTGGCACGCAGGCCTGCGATGGTGGTGAAACTGCCGGTGCCGGTCATGTCCACCTTGATCAGGAGATCCTTGCCGTTTTGAGCACTCATGGGTGAGGTCCTTCTGTTAATGCGTTGAATTTCATTCAGGAGTCTTCAAGACGCGCGGAAAACCGCAGCGCAATGGAGCGATCCCCGTTGCTCAGCCTCTTGGCGTTGGCGCGGTCGAACCACAGCCCCACCAGATGCCCGCGTGCGAGGGTCAGCGGCGCATCCACCAGCGCGTCAGAGATCGCCGCCGCCGCGCGTTTGGCCGCACTGAACCCGGCCGCATTGGCGACCACGGTCACGGTAAAGCGATGCAGCGCGCCGCCGCCTGTGACATCGGATCGGTCCCGCACGCTCTCAGCGCCGAGGGTCACATAGATCCCCGGAAGCGTGCCCGCAGGCAGCATGTCGTAGATCGCGGTGCCCACCTCTGCCGCCAACGCGGCATCGCCGATCAGGTGCTGGTAGACGGCGGTTTGCAGGCTGTGAGACAGCGCATAGGTCATGTGGCCAGCTCCTCTGTTGCGAAACAAGTGAGGTAACGCCCGTCCATGTCGCGCTCGGCCACGGCGTCGATCTTGTAGATGCGACTGCCTTCGCGAAACCGCTGGTCCGGTTTGGGGCGCGCGTTTGATCCCACCGGGGCGGCACGCAGGGTAATCCGATAGCGCTGGAGCGAGACGGAGGTGCCACGTCGGCCACTCTCGCGCCCCGTCAGCGCGTCAACCTCGGCCCAGTGCTGGCCCAGCTCGACCCAAGTGATGTCAAATCCCCCGGCGCCATCGCTGGTCGCTTGCGGATCTTCCAGCCGCAATGGGCGGTTCAATCGCGGCGCGCTCATGAGTGCACCCCGCTCCGGGACAGGCTCAGGCGCGGCATGCGGTGCCGGTCCAACAGGCTCGCCACGCCAAAGGGCATGCAGCCCGCATGCAGCGAGGTGTCATCGCGATACTCATAATAATGCGCCGCCAGCAACATCACCGCCTGCGCCAGATCGGCCGGAAGCGCGTCCCATGTTGCGGCCATCCCGGCGGTAAAGCGGATCACCGCGCCGCCCCCCGAGGGCATCATTGGCCAGACCGCCGCGCGCGGCGTCAGGCGCGGAGCATGGGCGTCGGGTGCCAGCGCATAGGCCGCCACGGGCACCTCCGTCTCCGCGCCGGTCTGATCCACCAGCGCCACCTGCGAGACGCTTGAAACCGGCGCCACCGGCAGCTCCACCACGCGGGGCCATTCGTTCAGCCGCCACTCATAGTCGCGCGTCAAGAGCGCCTTGTTGGTGCGCGCCTCGATCGCCGCGAGGCTGGCGCGCAAGAAGGCCAGAAGCACCGCGTCCTGCAACGCCTCCTCGCCAAAACCGGTGCCCAGACGCAGATGCGCCTTGAACGCCGCGAGCGGCAAAATGCTGTCGGGCAGCGGGGTCAGTTCGTGCAAAATCATCGGCTCTCTCCGCTGAAAATCTATCTCCCTCACGCGGTCTCTGCCGCGCCGTCCCTTGGACGGGTGCGCACCGGGTCTGCCGCTCGGACGGAGGGAGCAGCTGGACGACAAACCCATGAGGCACGCACCCGCCGACGGAGCCGGGCTGCCGGCCCCGTCATCCGGGCCTAAGCGCTTAGCTCAGCCCGAATTTCATCAGCTTGATCGCGGCAAAGTCGCTCACATCGCCGCCTACGCGCTTGGTGGCGTAAAACAGCACATGCGGCTTGGCGGAGAACGGGTCGCGCAGGACGCGCAAGTCCGGACGTTCGGCGATGGTGTAGCCTGCGCCAAAGTCGCCAAAGGCAATCGAGAGGCTGTCAGAGGCCACATCCGGCATGTCCTCGGCCACCAAAACCGGGTAGCCCATCAGCCGCGCAGGCTCGCCCGCCGCAAGACCATCGGACCACAGGAAGCGGCCATCAGCGTCCTTCAGCTTGCGGATCAGACCGGCCGTTTTGGAGTTCATCACAAAACTCGCACCGGCGCGGTAGCGCGCGTCCAGCGCATAGACCAGGTCGATGATCGCATCCGCCGAGCCGATATCGCCGTCGCTGCCGGTGGCCACATAGCCGATATTGCCCCAGCTCCAGCTGTCATTGTCGACCGTGGGATGGGTCAGGATGCCGGTGGGCTTGTCGATCCCATCGCCCGAAATAAAGCTCTGCGCCTCGGCGCGGGCAAATTTGTCGGCGATCCGGCCCGCGAGCCAGCCCTCGATGTCAAAGGCCGAGTCATCCAGAAGCCGTTGCGACGCCTTGGGCAGGGCCGAAAGCTCGTGCAGCGGGATCACGATGCGATCAATGGAGGGCGTGCCGGTTTCCGTGACCGAGCCGGTCTCGGTGGCCCAGCCCGCGCCCACGTCGGAATGATCGATCAGCACGTCAAACGACGTCGCCTCCACATTGACCACCGAGGCCACCGCACGGATCGACGCGGTGGATTGCAGCACCGATTTCACCACATCCGAGGTCTGCGGGTCGACGAGGAAACCGCCATCGGAATTCACCGCCGTCGACAGGGCCTTGGTGCCCATGTCGAGGCCGCGAAAGCCCTCTTCGTCGCCATGGCGCAGATAGGCCTGCATGGCCTTTTGATGCGGCGCGCCATCGACCTCCGCCGCCGCCAGATGCGGCCGGGCCGCGGTTTGGGTTTTACGATCCAACATGGTCATACGCTCTTCCGTCTGTTTGAGTTTCTCGGTCACGTCGTCTTGGAACCCCTTGAAATGCTGCACGAATTGAGAAACGGCCTGTTTCACTTCCGTGGCCACATTTTGCGGCGGGGTCGCCGCATCCTCGGGCGCGTGGCCCGTGAATGGATGATCTGTCATCTCTGGTCCTCTTTCGGGGGTTAGGGTCTGGTGGCCGCGCGCAGGGCGTCAGCGAGGGCGCGCAGGCCCGCATCGGAGGCGTCGGATTTCGCCGCCTCCGCCTCGCGCCGGGCAAGCCGCGACAGCCGGGCCGAGGGCAGCATCGGGAAGGTCACCAGCGAAACCTCCCAGAGTTGCAGTTCCTCCAACCGCCGGTGGCCTTCCTTGTCGCGGGTCGCCTTCACGGTGCGATAGCCGATCGACAGCCCCTCGATGGCCCCGGCGCGCACCAGGGCGGCGGCCTCTGCGCCTTTCTGGGTCTCCGTGAGGATGCGCCCTTTGACGCGCAGGCCCGTGTCGTCCTCAAGGATCTCATCCCAGACGCCGATGGGGTGGCTCGGGTCATGCTGCCAGAGCATCTTGACCTTGCTGCCGCGCGAGTGATGCGCCGCCAATGATGCCGCATAGGCGCCACGGGTGACGATATCCTTGCCCTGATCGGGGGCACCAAAGAGGCTCGCATAGCCTTCGATCACCTCTCCGGCGCTTAGGGACAGCGCCTCGCCAAAGCGGGCGAATTTGGTCTCGAGCCGGGGCTCATGATCTGTCAGCATCACGCTCTACCTTTCTGAAATATCTTGATTATCGCTCAGGGCAACTGCACCGACAAAAAGCCCTGAAAGGCCTGCGCAAGGATCACGGCAGCGACGCCGTAGACGGTGATCCACAGCCGTTTTTCCAGTCGTTCCATCATCCGTTCCATCCGATCCAGACGACGGTTCAATGCGTCCTGACGGATTTCGCTCACGCGTTCATGGGCATTCAGTCGCTGGCTTGGGGCACAGTCAAAGGGCGGCAACGGGTAGTCAGTCATCCGGCCCCTCCACGCTGCGCGGCGGCAGGCCCAGCATCTGGCGCTTCTCAGACTCCGTCAGGAAATCCGCCTGCGTGACGCGCCGCCACTGCGCCTCGCGTTCGGTGCTGAGGGCCTGTACCTGATCGAGGTCCGGTTTCAGCTCCAGAACTTCTCCGCCAAAGCGCATCAGCCAGTCAGAGAGTTTCGCCGCCACCCGCATCGCCAAGGGCAACACCGTCAGGCGATAGAACGCCCGGTTGGCCTCCTGATAGTTGGCATAGGTGGCATCGCCCGGAATGCCGAGGAGCATCGGCGGCACACCAAAGGCCTGCGCGATCTCGCGCGCGGCGCTGTCCTTGGTGCGGTGGAACTCCATATCGGAGGGGCTGAAACCCATCTGTTTCCAATCCAGACCGCCCTCCAGCACCATCGGCCGTCCGGCATTGCGCGCTCCCTGGAAATTGGCCTCGATCTCCTCGGAGAGGCGGCGGAACTGGTCGTCGCCCATCTGCCCAAGCCCGTCCGATCCGGTCCAGACCAGCGCGCCGGAAGGTTGCGCGGCATTGTCCAGCAGCGATTTTGACCAACGTGCGGCGGCGCCATGCACCTCGACCGCGGTGGCCGCAGCCTGAAGCGGCGCCAGACCGTAGTGATCGTCCAGCGGATGAAAGCTCTTGAGGTGGCAGATCGCGGGGCGCGCGGGGTCGATCGCAAAGCGATGCGCCTTGCCGCCGACAGTATAGTCATAGCCCATCGGCCAGCCATCACCCCCCGGCACCACCCGCATGCGATCCGGGCGCAGGATGTGCAGCTCCACCGGCCAGCCCTCATCAGCGGCAACCGCCTCGATATAGGCATTGCCCGACAGGAGCAGATTGGCATAGAGCGCTTCCAGCATCTCTGCCCGCGCCTGCGCCGCATTGGGGCGCGACAGCAGCGAGAGCAGCGGGTGGCTGTCATAACGCGCATCCGCGCTTTGCAGCACCAATGGCAGCGCGGCGGCGGCCTCGGCGATGAGTTTCACCGCGCGGTGGCCAACCGGGTTGCCCAGAAACCCTGCACGGGTCAGAGAGACCGTGTCGCGCGGCCCCCAGGCGGCCTGCGTGCCATTGCCCATGGGCAGCACCCGCGCCGCAGCGCTGGCCTTTTGCGACGGGGCCGCAGCCGCCGTCTGATCCACTCGCCCCGTCTTGCGTCGCAGCAGGTCAAAGACCATGGTGCACTCCTTTGCCGTTCCGGTTGTCGTTTGGGCCGATGCCCGTCGTGTTGGAAAACAATCTGCCACAGAGGGTTGAACATCCCGCCAGCAGGGCGCGCGCCGGGGGCGCAACACCTTGCGTCAAGCCACTGATAGAAAAGCAAAACGCCCGCGCGAGGCGGGCGTTTCACAGGTTCGATTTGGGATGGCGCGTGCCCTAGAGACGGCGGATCTTGGGGCAGCGATGCTGCTCTGCCGGGCCGACAATCAGCGCATGCAGCGCCCAGACCAGCGCATCCACCCGGTCGGGAGAGCCATCGCCGCGATATCCCTGCGCTGTCATCAGGCACATCTGCTCCTCCAGCTCTTGCAGGCCCGCTGCATGATGCACGCGACCTTGCTCATACAGCGCTGCCACGGGTTCTGCGCGCGCAGCCTTGCCTGTGCTGGCGTGAACGGGGGTGAAGGGCACCAAAGGGTCAACCTGCCGCAAGACAGACCCCACCAGCGCACCGCCCTGATTGACCTCCGCCACCAGCCGGTCGGCCCGGTAGCTATCCCGCGCGGCAATGGCGGCGCGCGCCCAGCCGGCCGGTCCCTGCCCCTGGACCGTGTGATCGGCCAGCACATAGGCGCGCCACTCGGAGATCGGCCCCTGCGTCTGCGCCCCGGCGACGATGATGCCACAGGCATCCGAGCCTTTGTGCGCACTCACCGAAGGATCAACGGCCACCACGATCCGGTCGAGCGGAGGCCTGTCACGGCGTTGGAGCTGCTCCAGCATCGCGGAAGTCCAGAGTGCGCCATCCACATCCGCCAACATCACGCCGTCCAGTTCCTGCCGCACCAGACGCGAACCCGCATAACGCGCCCGCACCTCCGCAAGGAAGCTCGACGCGAGATTGGCGCGGTTCGCCTCGGTCGGTGCATGGGTGGTGACGGTCGAGGGGCTCTGAAGCAGCTGTTTCAGCAGCGGCACATTGCGCGGTGTGGTGGTCACACAGGCGCGCGGGGCCGTGCCCAAACGCAGAGCGAACTGCAGCATATCCCATGCGTCCTGAGCGCGGCGCCATTTCGCCAACTCGTCCACCCATGCGGCATCAAACTGCGGCCCGCGCAACGCCTCGGGGTCGGAAGCAGAAAACGCCTGCGCGGTGGCCCCATTGGGCCAGACCAGCTTGCGTTCGCCTGCGCGCCACTCCGGACAGCGGTCCGGCGGCGAGCAGGCCAGGATGCCACTGTCGCCATGGATCATCACGTCGCGCACCTGATCGTAGGTCTCGCCCACCAGCGCCACCCGGCGCGCACGACCGATGCCAAAGGGCTCTGCCCCCTCAACCTCGGACCGCACCCATTCCGCACCGGCGCGGGTCTTGCCCGCACCGCGTCCGCCGAGGATCACCCAGGCGCGCCACTCGCCCACAGGCGCGCATTGATGCGGCAGCGCCCAGAGATCAAACACATAAGGCATCGCCGCCAAGGTGTGCTCATCCATCTCCTCCAGCCACATCTGCGTCATGAAGTGCGGCACGGAGGCCAGCCAGGCGGCGCTCGATCTCATCGCGGGCGGCACAGAGGTCGAACGCCACCATGCGGGCGGCACCAGGGGCATCTTTGCGATCGACAAGGGTTTTCTCCACTTTCTGGATGTCACGGATCAGGCCATCAAGTTTGGCAATCTGTGGTTTCAACTGCGCGGTGTCGGGGTTGATGTCCTGTTCGGCCTCGAACTGGGCGAGATAATCCTCGCTGATCCGACGCGCACGCCGGAGACTGTCGTGGAGAGAGCGCAGAAGGTCAGAGCTGATCTCGACCAGCTCTTCTGGGGTTTGTGGTGTCAT